ACTACTTCGAGGAAATTCGAGATCACGTTCTAAACGCGAAATTGAAATTCCCTTTGCAACGCACAAAGCTTTTACATTGTCGTATAGTAACATAATGCCTCCTTTCTACAATTATTGCGCAAAATTTTGATAATATATATTGACAAATTGCGTAAAATATTCTACAATCAGAAGTACCACCAACTGAAATAGAATATCGCTTTTAATTTGGCATTTCGCAAAATCTTGCGCAACTCTTATCTTTATTATACACAAGATTTTACGTATGTCAAGTATTAATTGCGCAAAATTTTGAGGTATAAACTATGGGACTATATGAAAACATTCGAGACATAGCAAAATTAAAAGGCTATTCTGTGAATAAGTTAGAACAAGAATTAGGATTTGCAAGAAGCTCAATAAATAAATTTAATAAAAATACGCCCAGCGCGGAAAAGTTACAACAAATTGCAGACTTACTCGAAGTGTCTCTCGACTATCTCATGACTGGCGTTGAGGAATCACAAAAGAAAAAAACTACACTCACTTCGAGAGATGAACGAGATATTGAAAAAATACTTAATCGAACTAGGGAGCAACTTCTTACACAGGAGGGATTGATGTTTGAAGGTGATTTTGCTACCCCAGAAGCTATTGATTCTATTATCTCGGCTATGCAAATAGGGATGGAAATGGCAAAGAAAAAAAATAAGGAGATATACACTCCCAAAAAATACAAAAAGGACTAAGGCCTATGGATATAAAAAAGAAAGTGGATGTCCTAGTACGAGAGCATCAGACTCGTAATCCATTTGATATTATTCGTGGATTAAATGTAATTCCTGTATTCGTTCCTTTAATAGGTGTACGCGGATTCTATCAGTATTTTCAGCGAAATAATATCATCTACATAGATGAAAATCTACCTCGGCACGAACAGATATTGGTTTGTGCTCATGAGTTGGGGCACATGTTTTTACATAAAAAGGCTAATGCAATTTTCATGGATACACGTACTCAATTTATTACTAAGCGTTATGAAAATGAAGCTTACGCGTTTGCAATGTACTTACTTGTGCCAGACGATATACTAAAAGAATACCAGGAATACGACTTAGAACAATTATCCAAAATATTAGGCTATGAAAAAGAACTGGTTGAATTAAGATTAAAATAAAGAGGTGCGAAATGAAGTATAAAGAATTCTTAGAATATCTGGAATTGAATCTTGAAGGATACAAAACATTCATGAACAAAGCCAGACAATACCAAATTACCAAAAATTTAAAACGGCCAGCCAAAAACCGTTGGTTGGATGATAAAATGGAAAAAGCCGCCTATGAGATGTGGAAGAAATCCATGGAAAGCCTTTACAATAATTTGAAAAAGGAAATTAAATCAGATCTCTCTCTTTCGTGGACTTCTTACATAGAGAAGCATGAAATATTAGAGACTGTAAACGAAAGCATAGGCGAACTGGATTTTTCTGAAGAGGTAGCATAATGAACAAGGTGCAATTTATAAAAGACCGCGATGCAGCTTTTTTATCAATGGATAAAGAAATAATTTTAGCATTTTGCCGTAAATATAATATTGATATGCCAAGCAATGATTTAGTATTTTGGGCTGGAATACATAAGGCTATTTATACGCTAGCTACTTCACCTCAAGATAAAAAAGACTTTTCGAAAAAGTGGTTGCTAGATCATGGTTTTTCAACAGATATAAAATTCTAACAAAGTTTAAGAAAGGGGTATTATTATGCGGAAAGTGAAGTTATTAATTGCCACCCTCACCATGTCGGCCATAATGGCATCGACGGCTCTGGCCGGAGAGTGGAAGCAGGATCAGATGGGCTGGTGGTATCAAAACGATGATGGAAGTCACCAGATAAATCAATGGCTAAATGAGAGTGGCGATTGGTACTATTTCGGTTCAGATGGTTATATGCTAACAAGTACAACTACGCCCGACGGATACCACGTAGACCTTAACGGCAAAAGTAGTGACCACCCGCTGTGCAATCCTTTATCTATCGATGGAATTACAATCACGCCATTAAAGTATGCTTCTGAGGATAGGCCGTATAGTGATGTCTATGACAAAAATATTGTTGTAAGTTACAATATAAAAAATGACACTGATGCACCATACTTTTATGCTTTTACTGGCTGGCACCCTTCATTGCCTGACGGGACAAAACTTCAGTTTCCGATATGAAAGCCCAGTCTATTTCACCTCACAGTGAACAGACTTTGACTTTAACGATTCAGATACCGAAGGATGTAAACGTTTCAGAAATCGCCATGTATTATTCTTTTATGAATTATGACGAGCAATACTGGAGTGATTTCGGAGGGTACCTCTCTGGTTCCACTCCTGCATCCTCACTAACTAAATATACAGATAAGCCTAAAATGGAATTTAAATTTTTTGTAAAATAGCATGTAAAAAGCCCCAGGAGCTGCGAACTCCCAGAGCCTTTACATAGATTTTCTCTTGCCGGAATACTCCAGCAGATATAATCAACTTGACACTTGAATTATATCATTTCTGGAGCGTCCTGGCAAGGGGCGTATTTTTTATACCCAAAAAAGTTGTGAT